CAAATTCATCAGGTTTACTTGCACCTTGAAAGCTGCCAAACCCGAATGTATTACCTCTTCTAACCATTATTTTTTATTTTTAGTTTTTCTCTTCTGTTCCTCAATAAATTTTCTATACACTGCAGCTGGCTGTGTCTTACCCGCAGCTTTAGCCCGTTGTTCCATTGCTATGGCAGCTTGTGTTTTATGAGCGTGACTACGATCACTGCGTTTTATCTTAGCAACACTGGAAACAGCTGCTGCTCTATCTTTGAAACCTAATCCCTTTATTGTTCCCTTTGGATTCTCATCAGTATATAAATCACTATGTTTCTTACTGTTAGCTGGCTGCCCCTTCTTGCGTGGTATGCGAGCAACCATTAGAAGAATCCTCCCTGAGCAGTTACATGGACTCCAGAGGCATATCCAGCTGTATTAGGACCCTCTGCATAGACACCTACATATACCCTGTCACCACGCTCTAAATAAATCCCTCTATTTCTAATAGGTAATCCAGCATTAGCATCACCAGTAGATGAAGCAAACGCAGAATGAACACCCGGAGTAGAGACATGAGGCATTACATCCGAACAATCTACACTATGAACACCAGCTGGTACTTTCTTAGCAAATAATAATTTATAATCTCCAGAAGCAGGTATTGGAGTTGTAGTTCCACGGGATTGATAGAAGACAAAAGTCACTTCAGGTTGTTGACCATAATTAACACCCTGATAAGTAAATCCTTGAGTAAGCCCTCCAGAATAATTCAAAGCTTTTAATACCCCAGTTAAAGTGGTAGCTCCTGTATATGTATAATGACCAAACTGATAACTGTTGCTGCTAACGGTAGACTGTGTAGGATCTTCCATGAAAACAATCATTCCGCTTATCAAAGACACAACGGAATCTTTATTAGTTGCATTCAAAGTGAAATCATCACCTCGATAGTAATCGTTCCTAGTAATTAAAATTGAATCAATCACTCCTCCATCATTATTATCTTCACTTAATGCTGCGTCCATATCCACTAGGATAGATGGAGCTTGACCACCTTGTACGAATAGAGTATTAGTTGCCTGACTCCCTACGGTCTGTGTGGTAACTCTTACTGAATCAAATAATGGGCGGTCAACCAATAATGGTTGTTTATTAGTCGAGGTAGATGCCACTTTTTCTTACACTGCTTTTTTAATTATTATAGCGTTAATCATATATTTCATCTCCAATTTTCAGCCAAATGCATACGAGAACCTACTGCGGTGTCCGCTGGACCTGGTAAGGCTTGTATAAATTCAGCACCAGATCTTTCATATCTATAACGAGCTTGAATAGGATCTTTATAATTAGGCACGTATAATATCCCTGCTAATCGATTAGTTTCATATAGATATATCTCACTCCATATCTTTAATGCTTCTTTAGCATTACTGGAACGAATAGTTCTGTCAACGTCACCAGCTATTGTTTCTAATCTTGTTGAAGGTGTTGATGCAACTTCTGTTTTCTTCTCAGCAGTGTCACATCTACCAATTTGAACAATTATTTTATCCACAAAGAATGAATCTGGAACGGTATTCATTGCCTCTTCCAAACGGGCAAAGTCTCCCGCTGGTACAGAAACTGTGAAGTATCCTAAATGATACCTAACCCTGCTTTTATCGAAGTCAGATAATTCCACACTTTATTTACGTTATTCAATAATTATACTCGGATTAAATTAGCAGCAAAAACGGAATCCCAATCTACCCTCTTTATTTGTCTAAGCTGTTCAAGATTCGCAAACTTCTCACCCGATAAAGACATCTGTAAATCTTTAATTTCTTTAGCTGTTTTTAGTCCTATCCCTTTTATATGATCCGCAATCATTTGAGCTGTCGCACCATTTATATTTAATCTAGTTTCGGGAGGGAAAGATCTAGGTTCTTCTTTTGCTGCCTTATCTTTTATCTGTAAAGTTTTAACTTTTGTAGTGGCGGTTTTATCTAAAATTAATTCATGATCGAAGGCAGTAAAAATTTTACCGTCTTGATCTTCGACCATGAAATATTCGCCATTTTCGTAGCTGCAAACTTTTTTAACTCTCGCACCTGTTTTCTTGTGCTGGTAAAGCATAACTAAGACCAAGTAATATACCTGATCTTAGTTTACCTCAATTAGCTAACTGTGCGACCTATTATGTATTGCTCAATGTCATTGTAGTTAGGAGCTTCATCTGGTTGGATGTAGCATACTTCACATACAATGTATCCTCTCTTACCTGCGTCTGCATCTGCATTGGATAGGTAGAAACCATTACCCGCTGAAGTAGCATTAGCACCTGCTTTACTGAACACTTTGTAAGTAGTTGCCGCAGTAATTGACTTGTAAGGTGTTGCTGGGTTTAATGCACCACCTGCACCTGTACCAGATGCGGTAACAAATGGATTACCACTATAACCTTCAGCACCAGCGGCAAAGAAGATAGCACCTGATCCACCATCACCAGTACCATCTGTTGTAGATGTGATATTTGCCTGAGCAACGGATTCTGCAAGACCAGAAGCTGCTACAGGTGAACCACCATTACTACGTCCGAATGATATTGCGTCACCTGTTGCGGCATAAATACCGGAAGCAACACGACCATCCCAACCAGAAGCAACAGATACTGCAGCACGATATACATAAGAAGGAAGAGTTGCACTACCTGAGATAACCATTCCTGTTATGTCTGTACGAGTATCATCCTGTCTGTATGGTGAAGGAACGATAACATCA